AAAGGGAGGACCAATCAACACACCCCTAACTGTAACAGTAACAGGGGTCCCAGGGGTAGCCTGACCCGCAGCGGGCGTATAAGCGCCCGCGCTACGTGCTGAGAGAGTTAGTGTACTTCCGACACGATCCATAGAAGATATCATCCTGTGGATCTGTTCTTCAACGTTCGCAGCTACACCCATGCCAGCACCTTATATGTCTCGAGTTGAGGTTGGATAGTGTGCGATTATACCATCACAAGACCTCTCCCCCGGTCTCGCACCTGTGACTACTTGGGTTGCTGAAAAGATCTCAGGTTCTGATCCGCAGTGAGAACTGATATAGTCCTGTATTCCACGACGACGTCTAGTCCTGTACATGTTCATATACTGGTTGGGTTTCGACAGGAAGTCCCACCATAGGTGGGATGGCATCTGTCCGCACCGCCAAGCCATGACACCAGAAGAGAAGTGGATGGTCGGGGGGAGGTTCGTCCCCATCATCGTGAACTGGTCGAACTCGAGGTGGTTGAGATTGCCAATCACACGAGAACTAAGATCCACATACACAGTGTCGTGTGTGTCCGGCAGAGAGAAGATCTCCATCTTCGACCACGACCCCTGATACATCATTCTGAGTGGCTCAGAGTCGCATATCACCTCGTTCTGTCTATCAGTCAGGCAGAGTACGTCCGCAGCATCTGTCGTGTGCTTTATCTGCTTGACCAGTCTGTCTACATGTTTCGGAGAGAAAGGTCCTCCGGACTTATAGACGAGAACAACACGTATGTTGGTCCTACCCGCTGGGATCTGTTGTCCCTGGATTAGCGAACTGGTCAACTGTGAACTTGGATTGTGGGATGTCCGTGTCATCTTGGTTCAGCTCCATCTCAGACTTGGATATGCCGTTGAACCGCGCACCGCCGAGAAGGCCTGAACCTATCGACCCCTGCTGGGTCTCCAGCTGGGACGCTAGTCTCAGGTAATGTGAACGCATGCTCTCGTAGTTGGAGATCGAGATACCGTCGAACTCAACGTCGGAGTTGCGTGAGAATTTCGCAGCAATGGCTCTTGCTGTACCAGCACCAGCTGAGTAGATATTGTCACCAGACTGACTGAGAAAGAATGCTATCTCTTCGTCGGTAATCAACTGGAAGTTGGTGTCAGTGTCCGCCACGAGTAGGCGGACACTGTCTCTTCGTCCAGTGGCGTCACTGGTTGAAGGAGCCCCTGTGTATGTCCAGGTCACTCCTCAGTCTCCTCGATCTCTTCTTCAGAGGTCTCGTCTTCAGAGGTCTCGTCTTCAGAGGTCTCGTCTTCTTCTTCAACCATCCAGTCCTCGGGAGGTTCCCAGACGGAATTCATGATGGCGGACAGATATCCCGACTTCGCACGCTGATAGGGGATACCCATCAGTGACCCAATGTCACGAAGTTGGTCGTAGTTCTGTGTCTCCAGGTACAGCCTGCGACGCTGCTGATCAATCTCTTCATCAGCTTCACGCTCCAGCTCTTCAACAGAAACAGGTGCGTTGTGCAGTTTGTTCTGTTCGTACAGTTGAACCAGTTTGGTGACTGGGATCGACAACCGACGCCAAGGCAGAGCGTCCCCAGGTTTGAAGAAACGCCCCGAGAACCGACCACCTTTCGTGACCAGGATTGGGCGGCGAAGGTCGAGGGAGGTCTTTGTGATCATCTTGGGCATTGTGCTCTCCTTGATGTTAGTGGGAGGCTGGGCACCTCCCACAGTTCAATGTCACTGATCAGTTAAGATCAGTCGACGATGGTGTCCCAGAAGTACCCGAGAGCCGAAGAGACCACTTTCTGGTCGAAAGCCATCTCACCTTCGACACGATCAGAGCGGATCTGTTCGAGACGGAAGCGACGGATGGCAGCACCAAACTCGTTGGTCTGACCCATGTAGCCACGCCAGGAGAAGGTGTAACCTGCCGAAGGAGTCATCAGCGAGGGGGTCGGGGGAGACCAGGTGAGGAGAGCCTTCTTGCCGAGGATGAAGGCGTGGGACGCACTGGCACCCTTCTCTGCGGAATTGACAATCGCCCGAGCAACGTTGATACGATCAACGTCGAACAACTGCGCCAGTGCGTTCAAGTTCACAACGGCAGGGGTGTTGTTACCAACACCGCCGGAGTACTTGATGCGATCGACGATGTCCGGGTGATCAACCAGCGCGTCCAGCACCTGCTGACCGATGGTCAGGGTGTTGGGCATGTATCCCGTCTGCTCGAGGACAGTCGTGCGTGCTGCACGGATGTCGCCGATGGGATCGCCAGAGGTCTGGTCGGACCACTTGATGGTCTGTGTGCTGTTGGGTGTGGCAGCAACACCGTCGATGTCGTTGTCCCAGACACCACCAGTGAAGAACGTGGTTCCCCACAGCTTCTCCCGCTTGATCAACAGCTGGTGTGTGACCCAGTTGGTTGCTTCCATGTCCGGGCTGAGAACAGCATCGGCATTGGAGCGGATCTGATCGTCGATATCCTTGTGAATACCATACACGTCGCAGAAGTAATTCGGCGTGTTGTCGACGTCATAACCACCACCTGCAGTCTCCGTGCTCGGTGCACGCTTCTGCGCCTGGTCGCGGTTGAAGTCACCCTGATCGTAGGTGTAGTACCGATCGGAGCGATGATTGACGGGGACGTTGGGAAAGACCTTGTCCGCGATGAAGTGCGACTGGTTCTGCAAGAACGCAATCGAGATATTTGTGAGCGGCGTGTTGACGTGAACGCTCTGACCGTTGGGATCCATGGTTTGTTCTCCTTGTTACCCAGTTAACGATTATGCAGCAGCGCCGCGAGGGTGGAACAGCATCTGGACGATCTCGTCGGCGGCAGCACCCTTCAGTGCGGTCCCGAGGATGATGTCGTTGGTGGCTGCGGTGACAGCCTTGCCGTTGGCATCGGATGCCAGTTCAGCACCAGCAGCAATGGTGCCGCCAGCAGTGATCATGGTGGTGCCTGCAGTGCAGACAGCGGCAGCACGACCAGCAGCAGCAGGCTCATCCTGCAGCACACCAAGTGCAATTGCACCGTCTCCGGTCGGGTCAATCTGACCATCCGAAGACATCGAAACGAAGGTGTACCGCTTGGAGGACAGGTCAACACCTGCCTCGAACGACATCACCGTCATATCAGCTTTAAAAGCCATTTTCTCTCTCCAGTCTAAGAGTTTTGGTTCACCAGAGCCGCTGTTCGGCTCTGGTCAGTTCAGTTTGTGGGTCTCAGCGACCCATCAGGGCAGCGAACAGTTTCGCGCCTTCGGGGGTCGTGGACACTTTGGCGTATGCCTGGTCGAAACTGAGACCAGGATTCGCTGCTGCGTGGTCCTTGGCCATCTTCTCCAACTGTTCCGCTTCCGGGTTCGTCCCGGGATCAACCTCAGAGCCGGTCTGCTTGGTCAGGGATTCCAAGGCATTCGAAGCGGACTTGAGTGCCGCGATGATGTCCTTGTTGTCCTTGATCTTCATGACGGAGCCCATGAGGGAGATCATGCCCGCATCGTCGAGAGCCAGATTGGGGAAATCTGTCTTCGCAGCCTTGAGCACCAGAGCATCGTTCTGCTTCTTGCGCAGATCAGCAATGTCGGCGGCCTGCGACTTCAGCATGTTCAACACACCATCAGGTACGGAACCCTTCTCGATGCGAGTACCGTCGGCCAGTTCCACCATCTCTTTGTCGGTCTTCGAGATTGTATACGTGTCACCGTTCTTGGAGATGACAAAACCGGCATCCTGAGCAGCCTTCTCGAGTGCGGTCAGGCTGGTTGCTGCTTTGTCACGAGCTTCCAGCATGTCAGTGGCCTGTTTGTTGGCTTTCCCGATGTCAGCAACCAACTCATCATGAACCTTCGACATCGCTGTCAGCAGATCAAGACCAGCTGCGATGTGAACGTCGACACGCTTCTGGAAATTCTCATTGAGCGCATCATAAATCTTCTTCATTTCGGTGTCCATCTTTTTCAACTCCTTGTTCAAGACGACGAGTGCTTCTGTGTTAGCGCCTACAGGTACGATGCTGACTTCTTTCAGCTCAAGTTGGCGCAACCTCTTGGCTTCAGATCCAGGTCTCTGGTAAATGGGATCGGACATTCACTCACTCCCTCTTTGCTCTTCCACCGATTGAGAAAGCAGGAAGCACACCATCGTCGGCAAGCTTCCAGATCTCATTATCAGTGATCTTCATCCCAATGATCCATCCCTCGCGGTCACAGTCGAAACCAAGACGCTTTGCGAGATCTCCGGTCAGAGGGAGCGAATGAAGAACCCGACCAATGGGTTCCCCATCATGAAGAACAAGTGCATCACGCTCAGTCTCCATGAATTTGTTGACAGCATTCTCAAGCTCACTCGCTTCGATGATGTCACCGTCAGTATCAACGATTGGTCGACCGTCAATTGAGATCACAGAAGCCCATCCGTAGCAGATCTGCTGCTTCTCGGATGAGTCTTTGTTCATCTTGACGCTGATGTCCATATTCGTCTTCGCCGGTGGTGTCTTCTTGGGCTTCTTCTTACCAGAACCCAAGGGACTATCCACATGAACAGACGAACCTCCAGGATCATTCTTAACAAAGGACTGGTGGTAACCAGCATCCTTTACAACACACAATGCCCTGGCATTGCATGCCCAGGAGGGGTATCCCTTGCCAAAGTAGTGGTTTGCTGCAGTGCAGTATATCTGCAGAGCAGGGGCGGGGAGGGAAGATTGCACCTCGTCAGGGAGGCTGGTGGTGTCCTGATACAGCATCTCAGTCTCCTTTATTGCTGCTTGATTAGTCTATTCGTGTCACCTGATAGCCGTTGGCTGTCAGGAGATCGATGGCGCGCTGTATGTCTCGCATGTCGGCGAGCTGG